AAGAGCAATAAACACGCTGCCTTGTTGCATGGCGTTACCTCTCAGTCAAGCAGTGAACTTGATGCATAAGATTTTGTTGCCGTATATTTTGATTCGCCCTCATAACCTTTGATGTCGCAAAACGTCGAATACTTGCCCTGGTACTGCACGCGCACCATCCCGGCTTCGATATCCCGCGCTACGCCGATGATGATCTCTGCCGTGCCCTTGGCTTCGCTGTGCGGGTGGTAAACCTCATCGCGGTAAACGAACAGGATCAAATCGGCGTCCTGCTCAATCGAACCACTGTCGCGCAGGTCAGACGGGATAGGGCGCTTATCCGGGCGCGATTCCAGCGAGCGGTTGAGCTGCGACAGGATAATCACCGGGATACCCAGCTCTGCCGCGAGCAACTTCGACTGACGGGTTATCTCGCTGATACGCGCCACGCTGTTAGCTCTTGGGTCGTCCACATCTACCAGACCGATATGGTCAATCACTAGAAGATCCAAGCCATTCAGCATTTTTTCCCGGCGCGCCATCGAGCGGATGCGATTGATGGTCAGTCCGCGCCTTGCTGAGAGTTTTAGCGAGCTTCCTATAATCGCGCTAGAGGCGCTTAACAACTGCGAGCTATGGGTCAGGGTGGCTGAGCCGTCTTTGAGGCTGTGAAGTGGTATGCAGCCTGTTGAGGCTAGCATTCTGTCCATGAGTTGACCATGCGACATCTCAAGGGACACTACAAGCACCTTTTTTCCATCCCGGATGGCGTTCGATGCGGCGATATTCATTGCCAGTGTGGTTTTACCCATCTTGGCCCGCCCGGCGATCACGATCAGTTGTTCAGGTTTCAGCCCCAGCAAGCGCGCATCGAGTGCTTCGATCCCAGTCGATAGGCCATCCATGGCGCCCTTGAGCCCATCGCGGCGATCCAGTTCGGCAACGTGGCTGCGCATTACATCGGCTGCGGACACAATCTCGGGCGTGGCTGACTCAGCACTGATCGACAGCACCTCGGCCTGGGCCAGTGCGATTTTATCCTCGGTTGCTGCATCGCTGTGCGCCGATTCGTGGATGGTGCGCGCAACTTCGATCATGGCGCGGTCAATGCTGCGCTCAAGAACGATACGGGCGTATTCCTTGGCATTGGCCGCGCTGGGTGTGTTGCGGTCCAGGTCGGCGCAGTAGGCCAGCGGTGATGCCTCGGTGCCCCATGTCCCGATTTGGTCTGCCACGGTGAGGATGTCCACCGATGCGTTGCGGGACCGTAGCGCCAGAATTGCCCGGTACACATCCCGGTTGTAATCAAAATAAAAATCACTGACCTGAACATCGGCGCTCAGGATGTCGATTAGCTCAGGCTTGATGAGCATGGCGCCCAGCAAACCTTGCTCGGCCTCTTGGCTATACGGGTCACGCATTGGTCAAACTCCAATCTGGTCGTTTATGGTCTTTTCGCGGAAAACGTATTCGATGTCTGCCTTCCAGCCCCTTGCGTTCTCGCCGCACATGAATTTATCCAATATGCATTTCCCAAGGTACTTTTCCAAAAACCCGTCGTTGCGGAATGGGTGGGTGTTCCTGACGGTGTAGTCCCATGCCCGCTTGATCGCAATTTTTCGTTTTGGGTTTAGCTTCTCGGCTGGCTTGAATCGTCCACCGCAAATCTGTTGATAGGTTTCCATGAAATTCTGATACGGGGTTTCGTCAGCTTTTCGTGTTCTCGTTTTCGGCGGATCGTCATTGCCAGATGACAAGGGTTTTTGATTTAGATCTTCTTCTTGTATTTCTTTACCTTCTTTAGAAGTGGTCATCTGCTGGTCAACTGCTGGCGATCTGCTGGTCATCTGCTGGTCATCGACCTGATAGCGCGCCCAGTTAGTTATTGATATTACTGAGAATTTTGAATAGCTTTTGATGGTTATCTGTTGGAGATTTTCGAGCGCTTTTAGAGCGCCACGGATGATACTCTCGGAAACCCCCGTTTTCTCAGAGAATTTATGCCGTCCGAATATCAAATCGCCCGGTTTTAACCTGACAATCTGCCGTCCCGCGACAAAATCACCCTCCTTGTAATTTGCAGAAAGCAGAAGGTGAAGCCACACGGCCAGGTACTCGGGTTTAGAGGCTATGGCGCTCGTGAGCAGCTTTCGAGACACCTTTACCCATGAAGACATTTTATTTCACCTTGCCTTTGGCAATTTTTGATTTTTCCCAAGCCGTAAGGGCTTCCTTTTCACCCTGGTAATTCTTAATTGCTGGGTCATCCCTTTCATCGATAAACCTTAGCAATTCTGCTGCCTGCTGAGGTGACAGCTCAATAACGTTATTCCCCTGACCGATGATGAGTTCACCGCATGAGGTCCATTCAGCTACCAAGGTTTTTTTGCCTTCAATTTCCATAATCAGTCCTCCCCAAGCGCTACAAATTCGCTGACCTTCATGTCAAAGGCTGCGGCCAAATTCTTGATCTGCCCACCGGTGCTGGTTTCCCTTGCGAGTAGCACGCTCATAGAGCTTTGCGTGACGCCCAAGACCTTTGCCAGATCCTTGCTGCGCATTCCGCGCATTGCCATAGCAATGCGGGCCGATTTCCCAATGTTCATGTGGTGCCCTCGTTGTTGATGGGGTGAATGCTATGCGCACTTATAGGATCGAGCAAGAAATATTTTTGTTCTTTGTCCGAAAAATACGCTTGACGCAATTCCTCCTTGCGCTATGATTAGGTAACAAGCAGCGACCAACCAACCCAAGGATAAACCGCCATGAAACTTATTTTCCTAATCATATTGATCATCGCCTGTTTTGCAGTAGGCCCCGGCATCGTCCTAATGGCGCTGGTGTACATCCCAATGATGTTGGCTGAGTGGCTTTTTCATCTTGCTGGAAGTCCGCAAGACAAGTACGTCGTATGGATAATCATTGGGGCTTCTTTTGCGATTTGCCTGTTCCCATTTTTCTACAAAAAGGGGATGTGATATGGCCCGCAAACGCTTGAAGGACGGCATGCATTGGACCTGCCAATACGTCGCGCAAATCGACAGTTACATCGTCAGGGTCGATGTAACGGAAAAGGAGTTAAGGGTTTTTTCAGCCTGCCGTGACGTGAACAATTATCACATTAAGATCAAAACGTTTTATTCCATGCTTGAAGCGATTTGGTTCCTGTCGCTGATGGTCAACAACTTTATTGAAGATCGGAGAATCGCATGAAACGTAAACAGGCCGAACGCTGCACGCCAGAACATGCCGTGCTGCACATCATGCGCCAGCGTGCTTTAGGCGAGCGGATGATTGGTGACCATGATGGCGCCCGTAAGTGGGATCTACTAGCAACTATTGCAATCGTCACGCTGATTGTCTTTGGATCGATGCGGGGGTGGTGGTAATGGAGCGAACCCTTAGCGTCATCCGCCAGAACAATACGGCTATCCGCTGTGCCAAGCTGCGCCGTGAGCTACTGTCGCTGTCCACTATTTCGCGTCTGACCGGCGTCAAGCGCGGGAAAGTTTACGTCATGGTCCAGTTGGGTGAGCGCCTGTTAAGTCTTGAGTTAGAAGAAGAAATTGAACACGTAAAATGTTCTGGTGGTGGATGTGAAAAAATGGGCGAGCCTAATTATGCATGGCCCCCAGTAAAAGAAGATCTAGACGAATTTTATTGTGGTGGATCTGATAGGTGCTGCCCATGAAACCAACGAATAGTGTTTATGTCGGAAGCCCACCGCTTGATCCGCCAAAAGATGATGACGGTCAAGAGCAGGAATCTTTTGATGATGCAGAAAACAACGACTACCCGGAGTAGATCATGAAAGACCAAATAGACCAAAGCCTAGACGCTGTACAAACCATGCTTGACCAAAAAAGACTGCGGGATGTTTGCCCGAACGATATAAAGCCACTGCTGAAGCGCGTGCGCTACCAGGTAGCGCGAGTGGAACACGACAAGTTGATTCGTGACTACTACTGCCGCCAGCTTGATGCGGCTGACCAGCGCGTTGATGAGCTGGAAAATGCACTTGCTGGCGTGTTGTTTGAGTTTGACGGACTTATATGGCCTAAATCCCTTTCTGAAAAAATTTCAAATCTTGTTACAGCAAGGGAGTTCAAATCATGAGTGAAGTTAAGAGTGTCTGGTGTCACGAAGTATCTAATATCCGATACGTTCTCGAATCAGACTACAGCGCCGCACTATCCCGCGAGGCTGCGCTGGTGCTGCCTGAGAATGCAGATTTTGAAGAATGGGTTTCCGGGCGGCAGGTTTGTAAGAAGTATGGGGCGAAGTTGACGCGACGACCTGATGGCAGTTATTCCGATTTCCGAATAAATGACCAATACCTTGCCTGGAACGCCTGCCTCGACGAAGTAACCCGCCTCAACCCGAAGGTATCGAACTGATGGAGCAGCAACCAGAAGCCACCGTTGACGTCATGGTGTGGCTGTACACCAGTGGCCGCCCGTGCGTGAACATTGCGGACGAGCTGAAAGTCTCGGCATCAACCGTCCGACGCTACCTGAAACAGCGCGGCCTAGATCTCGGACGGCAGGGGGCGCGGCGCCAGGTAACAGACGATTATGTTGCCCTAGCACGCACTATGCGTGAAGAAGGCCACGAATGGAAATTCATCAGCCGGAAGATCGGTTTTTC